ATTGGAACATTTGCTTTTACCTTTGTTGATGTTTACGTTTGATTTAATGTTAAATTCAGGATTTGCTGAAGCTACCCAGTGCTCTCAGGTATGCATCCATTCCACCCGATGTTGGAGCGGAAGTGGTGTCAACACCCTCAGAAAGGGTTTCCTGTTTTGCTACTGCTGCTTTAGCTGGTGCTGGTGACTTGGAGAAGTATGACTCCTTCAGAGTCTCCAACTTTTCACGATATTCTTCTTCACTTTCAAACTCAACACTTTCGGCAAGTGAAGCGAGCTTCTCTTTCTGGGTGGTCGCGAGACCCTCAGAAACGGACTCAAGAATATTGTCGGAAACTGACTCAGCCAAACGCTGGTTCAGTCCGATGTTCTTCTCAATCTGCTCGTTGAGTTTTGTTTCCATTTCATCAAGTTTGTCTACCATGCTCTCAAGCACATCATATTTCTCTTCAGGGATAGTTACATAATGATCTTCAAAAAGACTCTTCATTCCAGAGAGGAATGATTCAGTCATCTCGGTCTTAAGACCGTGCTCGATTGCCAATTCGTTCTCGGTCATCCACTCTTCAGCGACGTACTCAAGATACGAATCAACTCTTGAGACCAGTTCTTCTTTCATGGTCTCTTTCTCTTCAGCCAGTCTTGCTTCAAACTGACCTTCGAGAGCTTCTTGGATCTCCTTAATTTTGGATGTCAGAGCGGCTTCGAAAATCATCTTAGCCTTTTCTCTGAACTCTTCGGAGAGTTCCTCACCACCCAGGAGTGCGTTAACATCTTCTTCGATGTCAACTTCCTGTTCGGCTACTGTCTCTTGGACTTCCTCTTCTTCGAGGACTTCCTCTTCTACCTCAGCTTCTTCGCCGTAAGTATTTTTCTTAGAGGAATCCATAGGATCAGCCTTCTTAGCTCCTTTGTTTACAACGTCACTGACGGTCTTGATCTTAGGCTCTTTGAGCTTTGCGGAATCATTGTCAGGCTTGTAGTTCTCTGGGGTAGGTCCGCCAAGATCCTCATAGGATACTGACTGGCCCTCACCAGGGTTGGAAAGCTTCGGCATGGCCTCTGCAGGTTTAGCGTTCGCGTTCACAGCTGTCTTTGACTGCTCCATTTCTTGTAAATCTCCACGAGACATTTGAATTACTCCGATTAACCTTATTAATTTAATCTATATTTATTTATAAATTGATACGATTTACAGATTATTCAGAAAATCGTTGAAAAGATCAAGTTTCTTTTCATCAAGTTGGCCCTGTGTAACTAGGGTATTGATCTGTTTGTAGGTTTTGGATGCTTGTTGTTCTCTAAGAATTCCACCATCCCAAACCCACTCTTTACCTTCCATGATTCCCTCAACAAAAGCGTCGGGGGCAGAAGGGTCAGCGACGATATCAGCTGCTGTTGATAACAGGAAGTCGTCACCAACAATATTTACTCCTTCTCTTGTTGCTTTGAGTGATCCGATGCCTCTAGAAGAAACACCAAGTTTAACTCCTTCGCTAATGAGAGACTCCGCAATCTTACCCATCGGAGTTGATAAGATTTTTGCTTTACCAATAAAATTGGTACCACTTTCCTTGAGCGAAACAATTTTGTGAGAGACGCGATCCAGATTAACAGTTGGGCCTTCTGGATGTCCGAGTTCTCCAAGTGCCCTCCCGGTTTGGATGTGATTCTCGTTGTATCTTTGTACTTCCTTTCTCAAGGTAGACATTGGATACATTCTTCCATTTCTGTTCTGAAGGTCACCCTGTAAAAAGATTCCCTCAATGAACATGTTCTTTTTACCGTTCTTTTCTTCAACGATAAAATCAACTGATTCGATTTCTTCTCTAATTAGTTTCATTGTTCTATTCAGGAAACTTGTACTTGTTGGATGAACACTTTGCCAGTACCAGATTCGGTTTTACAGGCTACTTTGACAGATCTTCTCAGTGTTGCTTCAACACTTTCAAATGCATCTGTCACACTTGATGAATCATGATCAACTGTCAATCTGGTACTGAAGTAACCACTTACACCAGCTGATGTATCAATACTTGTTACAATCTTGTGTGTAAAATTAAAGTCACTTTGACCAGTTACTGTCAGTGATACTGCATCACCGATCTCAAAAGGACTACCAGTTCCCTCAGGGAAATCAATAATTGTTTGGCTACCAGCCGTCACATTGACTACTCTTTGTGATCTGACAGGACCAAGACTAATCTCAGTCGCATCAGTAGTCGGAACATAAAAATTATCAACGGTTGCCGTTGGATTGGTACCAATTGCAACGTGAACTCCAGCACCTTCAGCAACTACACGAACAGAATCACTTTTTTGAGCGATCTCAACTGATTGAGCCGATGTAGTACTGGTAGCGAATGTAGTATTAACACCTACCGGTTTTAGAGCAGTCATTATTTTTTGTTATAATAGTCCTATTCTGTATTTATTATTCTTCAGTATCAACTTCTTGATCAATCTCAAGCTCAGCCTCAACTTCTACTTCATCTTCGATTTCCAATGATGGCTCGTCGAATACAGAAGCAGCTACATTTGGTCTGATAGCGTTGATCTTCTCTGCTGTTTTTGCAAACAGAATGTCTTTGATTTTATCACTTGTCTGTGATGGAGATTCATCAGTCACAAGCAAATCCATTAATTCTTCCATGGTTTAGTCTCGTTTAGTGTGTATTTAGATAATGCCGCCAGCAGGGTTTGGTTTCTTATCATCAGCAGGTGATGGTGGATCTAACGGAGCAGCGGCAGGTGGAGTAGGTTCTCCAGGTGCACCCATAGCAGCATCACCACCCATGGCAGCTGGGTCACCCATCATCATCATTGCGGGATCTGGGATAGCACCACTTTCAATTTCACCCTTGATGAGTTCATCTTGTTCGATGATTTCCTCATCAGTTTGACGTAAGATCTTACGTCTCACATAATCTGTGGAGTAGTACTTACCGACAAACTGCTCAACTTCCATAGCCAGTGTGACTCTCTCACGGAGGAGTTCGGCATCTTTCAGTTCAGCAAAGTGGTTGTCATACAGGAAGTCATATTGGATATGATCTGCCATATACTCCCAATCTTCTGGAGTGATGACATTTTTGAGAAGGAGTTGTGTTCTCAACATGTCATTAAACATGGCAGAGAATCTCTTTCTCATTCTTCCAACAAACTTGGAGAACTTGATTTCATCTCTCATGATCTCAGAAGATCTACCAAGAGAGAAACCACCTTCACCTTGAAGTCTGGTCTCAGGAACGTTCAATGAACGATAGAGTTTTTTCTGGAAGTAGTTGATATCAGTGATCTCACCAAGGTTTTGACCACCAGGTAGTGTAGTAATTTCAGTTCCTCTACCACCTTCTCTTCTAGGTAACCAGAAGTCTTCCATCATCGACATAAACTTCTTATCATCTCTGATTTCACCAGTGTTGGCATCATAGACAAGTTTGTTTCTATATCTCTGCATTACATCACGGAGATATTGTTCTGCCTTCATCTTAGGCAGATTACCTACGTCGATATAGAAGATTCTTCTTTCTGGTGCTCTTGATAGACGATAGATGACGAGGGAGTCCTCAATCATCATCAACTGGTTGAGAGGTTTGATTGCCTTGTGCAACCAGGACAGAGTTGATCCCTTGTTTCTGTCTACCAAACCAGAAGTACAATAGGTGACAGAATCACGAGTCATCTTGACACCCTTGGATGCTGAGTTTGCAGCATATCCATTAGCTCCAGAACCTACACCATGACCGGGGTTGTAGATGAAGAACTCTTCAATCTCTGGAAACTCATAGGTTTCGGGGTTGTCTCTGTCAAAAGTTCTGGCTAGTCTATCAACACTATCCTTTCCTTTCTGTTTCAACTTACGGATATAACGCATCTTAGCTGCGTCAATATATCTTAGTTCTTGAATACCATCTGTAGGATTCTTGGTATCAATAACCTTATGATAGTAGATTCTTCCGTCAATATACCAATTACGGAAAATCTCGTGTGACTTCTTATCAAAGTCAAGCAGTTCTAGGATATACTTAAACTCTTCTCTTACAATCTTTTTGATACCGTCACTTGCATTCAGATTGGAAAGTTCAATCTTTACAGGTGAATCGTCAGTATCAGAAACGATAGCTTCGTTTACAATATCTTCAATCGCACTATCACACTCAGGGTAGAGTGCCATTTGACGATATCTTCTAATTAAATCATTCTCAGTTTTATAGACACCTTCAATATCAACATAGCTACCGAAAAACCCGCTCGATACATAGTGCTCGTTCGCATCCGCATTAGACGGAGGAACGGGAGACACTAGACCGGGCGGGGTCTTCTCGTTATCTTCAATTGAGAATCCAAATAATCTCGCAGCCATTATATTTGTAACTAGATTAATCTTCTAGTTATTTATCAACTTATCTGAACCTCTCCTGCATTACCACCGTTGGACTGAAGTGAATCACCAACTGTGAAGTACTGGACCTGGAATTCTACATCAAACTGTTCGATAGCATCACCACTATCATAGCTCAATGCAATTTCACTGATGTTAGTTGGGAAGATGTCATAGAACTTGTAAGTTCTCAGTACAGCTGACTGACCACCTTGGTTCTCAGTAGCGAACCTTGAAGCTCCTCTACCAAGTTGTTGAACATAAGCATCAGTCATGTATGAAGTTGGGTTGGTAACACCAGTAGCGTCATCCAACTTACTAAGAACATTAGACCATCTTTCAAACGCAGTTCTGAGTTTGAAGTCCTCATCATTGATGATGGTAACCGTCCAAGGTGCGAATGTTCTATCACCAGCTACCTTCAAGTTTCTTCCTCTGAAAGGAACATTGACTTGTGCCACTGTTGAAGCAGGTAAATTAGCTGCCTTACATAAGAAGTTAAAGGTGCCGTTCTCGTCCTGGATTCCAGGACCCCAAGCTTCCGAGATGGAAGAGGGGAAGGAAGGAATCGATACTTCAAACAGATTGGGGCGGGCACCGCCGCCAGCCAATCTTGATTTAAATTCCGAAAGTGTTCTTGTTTCTGCCATTGTTAGGTCCTCCTAGTATTATTTAATATAATCAAACAGTGCCGACTACTTCACTGAAATCAATTCCAGTTCTAGTAGCAACAAAGGTCAGAGTGATGAAGTTAATCGACTTAGCTGGTTGTAAGAAGATGTCAGCTCTAAATTCATTGTTATCAATAACATCAGGAGTATTGTTTGTTTCGTCACAAACAACGAGGAAGTCATAGATTCCTCTCTTCGCCTGAACATCACGGAGATAAGGTTCAACAATGTTAACGAAGTTTGCTCTGGTCTGAGCGTCGTTGAGTTCAAACAGAGTTGACTCAGATGCTGATTCCAGAGATTGTTCGACTGTAAGGAACAATCTTCTAACGTTGATTCTATCAAACGCGGAGGCGTATCCAAGAGCTGTCTTATCACCAAACAGAAGTGTTCCAGCACCCTTCTTAGTGATGATTGGGTTGATTCTTGATGCGTAGAGAAGGTCTCTCTGTGACTTGTCTGGGTTGTAAGCCAACTTGATAGAGTTGTTAACGATACCTCTTTGGAGACCAGCTGGTGAGAACCAAGGGAAGGACTCGATTGAAGTTCTAACCATCAGACCAGCTGTATCACCATTAGTTGGGATGTATCTGAACTGATTGTTGAATCTATCAAAGGTGTACTTGTAACCGGAGTCAAGAACCGCGTAAGAAGAAGAACTTACAGGTGAATAGAATCCAAGAACGTTGTTAGTAGCCGTTGTTGAATTGGTTACGTTGACAACGTTGTCTCTGTGTGGTGAGATGGTAGCCACACAATCCTTTCTTCCTTGTGCCAGTGAAATGAGGAGGTTTGCCTTTGCTTGTGAATCAGACTCAGCTGAGAGTCCAGGACCCATCAACAGGTAATCAACATCTTCGTCATCCTTATTGGTGAAGAGTCTGTATGAAGTAGCCAAATCACCAAGTAATGCGGTCATTCCACCATTCGCCTGATAGTCAACACCACCAGTGAAGTTGTAAGTTACATTACCAAGTCCACTGTAATTAGTTCCTTGTGCTTCCAGACCCCACAGACCATCACCAACTGTGACAGGAGTGTTATCTGTTGAGAAACCAGATGCAACTGGAACTGTATTCCAGTATGTGTCAGCTACTTGTGATGGGTTGTAACCAGCGAAGACATACTCAGATCTGTTAGTAATCCAATCCTTATAGTAGGTCTTAGTTGGATTCTCACCATCGGCGGTTGCGTCAAGTGCCTTCGAGAGGAACATGTTCTTCTCAAGGATATTACCTTGAATACCTGTTACTTCTCCAGTATCATCAACAACTACAACGTGAAGTGAGTCGTTAGAACCTTGTCTTGAAGTAACGTAGTTACTATCAACAGGACGAGGAGCGATAGACTTCCAGAAGACTGTTGAGTTTGTCAAACCTAAGGTTTGTGAGTCATACCAGTCAGTTGAAGTGGCAACTTCGATACCAGCTGTGAAACCAGTAGGATTACCTGAATTATCTTGGAGATATACGTTGTCAGAATCCAAGATGGAAGCTGCTGTATTAAACTCTTGATAAGAAATTGGTGTTGTTGCTCCAGGTGATACTGCGACAGATTCAAATCTGACAGCAGATACTGTTGAGTTTGCTGTTGAAAGACCAACTCTTGAAACAGTTACGGCTGCACCAACTCCACCTGCTGCAGTTACATCTTTATCAACAGTCAAAGAAGTAGAACCAACAGTTACGATAGGTGCATCAACAAGACCCAATCCTGTGAATACGTCTCCAACAACTACACCAGTTACACTATCAACAAATACTGTTGTGACACCGGAAGTTACATCACCAGAAGTAACTGCAATTGAAACAGTGGTGGACTGAATTTCTTGAGATTGACCTACTTCACCGATAGGTGAACCAACATCAACGAAAGATGCACCAACAGCGGTGACGACGTTTCTTGTGTATCCTGGTGCACCAGCATAGTTGGGGAATGAAATCAGATTACCAACAGCTATACCAGTTAAGTCATCAACATATACTCTTGTTGTTCCAATTCCACTAGCTGTTTCAGCAACTGATACGTTAGTGGAGAGGATGTTGGTGTAAACTGATGAACTATCAGCAACTCTCTCAAGAATCTTAACTTCAAAAGTACTGTTGCTATTGATAGTGTCAGTTGTGACCCCAGTAATGATACCTCTTACAACACCAGTGAATGAAGATGTTGAACCATCACCAGGAATTGTGATAGCTGTTTTTGGAGCTGTGACAGCATAACCAACCTGAACCCCGTAGTTGGACAGGTCATTGGTGCTAATACCAATAGTTTGGTCAGACTTGTTATCGATGACACATACTTTAAGGTTGTTAGCCCACTGACCAGGGTTTCTGGATGAGTATGTAAAGTCTGATGAATCTTGGTAATTTAATTCAAAGTCATCCTTATTCTTAATAAGGAGTGATGAGTCTGAAGCAGCACCAACACCAGCATTAGCGTTGTTAAGATTGGCATTACTGGTTCTAACAACCTTTAGAATGCCCCCATATGTCAAGAATGAACTAGCAGTCATCCAATATTCATATTGTCTATCTGTAGACAGTGGCTTACCGAAGGTATTGATGAGCTCTTGTTGAGTTCTGATAAGATATGGTTCGTCTACGGGTCCAATAGGGAAAGGACCAGCGATTGCACCGATATTATCAAGAACGTTTTCGGCTCTACCGACTGTAAGATCAACCTCTCTGACGATTACGCCTGGAGATAATTGAGGAGTCGCCATGTTTCTCTCCCTAAAGTTCTCAGTTTATCTGAAAATATTTATTCATTAGGGGGTTTTCAGTGGGGAATTTTGCAGTGAGACCTACCAGTCAGGATACTCCCACTTATTTGAACACTTCTTTACTCTCTTCTTACAACACTCTTTACACTCATAGGAGTATGATGAAGCACCTGAACCCCTATCTTTTCTAGTTCTGTAGAAACTATCAATCAGATTCTTAAACTCACCACAAGTTCTACACTTTCTCTCATTGAGAAGGAGGTGACTTAAACCTAACTGGTCATCTAAATCCATTACCAGGAATTCCACATATAAGACATATTCTCCATGGTATCTCCATATCCATCCATACTTGCCTTAGACCATCTATCTCCATCAGCAACAAATGTATCCTCATCCAGTCCATCACTGATGAAACCAAATGGTGCCATATCTGCCTCAATCTGTTCTTTCTGTTCTTGATATAGTCTCTTTCTAACATCCTGGTCAGTCAGTTCTTTGAAGTAGTCCTGAGCAACCAACCAGGCATAGATGACCAGACACATTGCCAAGTCGTCATTACAACCTTCTTCTGCCTCAAAGGAGTTGTGTTTCTGGATGAAGGTAGTGAGTTCTGAGATAACCTCATAGTCATTGAAGATAAGTTTGTCTTCTTCAATCATAGTCTTGAGGTTGAGAGAACCAACCTTCTTCACAGTCTTAGACATCTTGACACCCAACTGGGTTTTGTTTCCAGAGAATCCTTGTCCTACAATCTGTCCAGCTCTCCCTCTCATAGAACACTGAAGTAGGTTTGGATACTCTAAATCATAGTTCAAAATACATGCAACTTGGTCACCTACATCATTCACTTCACATAGAATCCAGGCATCGTTATATGATTTGGCAACTTCAAAGATGACACTGGGGAACAACATGGGTTTAATCATATTATCCCTATACTTTGCCACCATCTTATGTGGGAATGTAGTGATATCTACAACCACAAAAGCAGAGTAGTCTCCTCCCACACCACGTGCAACGTCAACAGTTACTGCGTAATCATGGTCTTTCTGTGGTTCCTCATATACATCCAACCCAGCATTTCTGGTGATAGGGTCTTCATACACAAGTGCCTTCAACTTACTAGGCGCAATCAGAGTATCAACAGAACCTAGGAATTCGCACTCGAACTCAATCTTGAACTGTTGTTCCGATGTGTTAGCAATAGTTTGTTCTTTCCAGACAGCATCCCTACCTGGAACCTCAGACCAATGAACGTCTGTAGGGATGTATTCATTCTTACCTCTTTCAGCATCATGCCACAAACGGTAGAAGTGATTCATACCATGTGGCGTAGAGACGATAATTACTTTCGTGCTTTTACCAGAAGTAATAGTAGGATAAACAGAGGCAAAGAACGAGTCAGCGACGTGATTTGGTACGAACGCGAATTCGTCGAGAAAGAGGATGTTAAACGACATACCTCGGACAGCAGACGCAGATGTAGAAGCTGCCAAAATTTTACTGCCATTTTCTAATTCAATGTTGCCCTTGTTCCACACAAGGATACCCTGTTGCATCCATTTAGGCAAGTTCTCGTATGCAGTTGCTAATCTTGCTAAGAGTTCTCTCGCAGTTGATGCTTTGTTAGCCAGAATACCAATGTTTACACTATCATTGAAGATGGCATAATGTAGAAGATAAGAAACACATGTTGTAGACTTACCTGTCTGACGAGGCATCTTACAGATATTAAATCTGTTATTATGGAAGTTATTAATTAATTTCTCTTGAAAGTCATATGTCCTGAATGGTTGAAGTCCATGGTCAAGAGTAACAATCTTCACATGGTTCTGTGCAAAATACACTGGGTCTTTTTTACACCTGACATATTCCTCCAACATCTCTTCGGTCCACTCAATAGGAGTGTTGGCCTTTTTGAGATTAGGATTACCAAGATACTGTTCAGCAGATGCCACAATAAATCATTTTTCTATATTTATGGAGTGTCAGTAACGAAATTAGAGGATGCCATATTGGTCATCGTCTGGTCTGCATTTCCTACTTTATCCTCAATAGTTGGGTAGGTATCACCATCACCCATCCTATAAACGTGAGCAGCTGTTGGACTGAAGGTAGTGAGATCAGTTGGTACTCCAGAGTTGTAGAGATTTGAAACCTCAGATGATGTAAGTTCTCGGTTCCAATATCCAAACTCGTCAATCAAAGACTGTCTCAGATAGAAACCAGATGGGTTACGACCAAACCCAACATATACAGGTTCGATTGGTCCATTACTATCTTCAACTCCACCACCTAGACTGAAACTACTTGTACTTGTTGTTACTTCTGAACCATTAATATAAATTTTTAAGGTGTATGGAGTATCTATTTTCAATCCATCAGTGGCTCCATCATATGTCACAACGATATGTTTCCATGTACCATCAGCAGGTATTGTTCCCACGTCTGTAAGTAATGTCAATCTGTTACTACTACCAGAGACAGCATACTGTAATCTAAGTCTCTGATAACTAGTATTAGGTCCTAACCATCTGAGATCAATATAACTTGTTCCACTAAATGTTCCTAACTGACTAAAGGCATAGAAAATAGATTGGTTATTAGGTTGATTAGATCCTGGCGATACTGCTTTGAACCACATAGAATAACTATGGGCAGGCATTGCCTGACCACTTGACTTCTGCAGGTTTGTAAATTCACCACTCTGTCTTGTTCTGATTGTATATTCAGTGTCATCAAACGATGTGGATTTTGAGTTTGAATAATCTTGAGTTACGTTCAGTGTGATGGTGGTCTTTGCCATACCAACATAGTTGTGTGCCCTCAGTGTCATGGTGTATGTACCAGCATTCAAATCAGAACCACCAATAATTTTCTGTGGGTGGTTGGTGACCTGAGTAACACCTTCTGGTAGGTTAGTCCATTCAAATGCTGAGACATTACCACCAGTTGTGGTTGCCTCATAGTTGATGATAGTTCCTACACCAACAGTAATAGAACTGGCTGAGGAGATGACTGGAGGTTGTGATCCACCAGTCTGAGTGAACAAAGAGTTCAAATCATTAACTACATTTGCTTGTGTGGTTCCAAGACCAACACCATTGATAGTTACGTTTGCTACTCTCAGTCCCTCATAGATGGTAATATCTGATGATGCCTGTCTAGTTGTGATATTGATATTATCTCCACTTGCAGATGCTTTGAGATAATCAGTGGGGTAGTGGTCACCATTATCCAACAGGATGGTACTGAATGAGTCATCAATTTTGAAATCAATATTATCTGAATCACTCAGAATAAATCTACCAGTTTGACTGATGGTATTAGCAGCGGCATTGATGTAATCTACAGCAGCTTGAGCACTAGCAAATCCTACATTATCTTCATCAGCAAATAATGTATATGGAACTCTAAAGAACTCGTAGATACTACTACCAGCACCAACATCCCTGATACTATTTTCAATATTAATTTTGTCTGTTGTTCCAGCAGAAACTTCTGCACTCAAACAACCATTCCAAAACACAGGTTGTGTTGAGTTATAAAAGTTGATGCAGTTACCTGCGTGATTATGTACTACTCTAATCGTATTCATCGTTGTATAGTAAAGAGAACTCCAATAGGATTGACAAGGATTGGATTGTCTGCCTTAATAGCAACAAGAGATCTAGAATTGACATCCTGTTGGTTTGCCATATATGCAGTGATGGTTGGTCTCAATAGGTATCCCTTACCTACTGTTCCACTACCATATGTGAAAGGAGTGATAGTTAGTGGGAATGTGAAGGTAATATCATCATTAGCATCACGGTTTGAGTAAATAAGTGCAACCTCTAAGGTTGTATTGGTAACCATAGGCATGACGTTAAAGTCAAATCTTGCCAAAACCAAATCACCGACTTGACAATCCTTCAGACTAAATGAACCAAGTGCCTGTGTGTATTTAAGACTTCCAGTGGTGACTGCATTATTGAACGCTGTGTTCTCACTGAATGCAAAGAAACTAGATACACCTGCAGGAGCAGTTAGACCACCAAAGAGACCCTTTGTATTATCATAGTTAGGGTTAGTCTCACCCCACCATTGATTATCTCTAGCTTGGTTTGCCGTTGTTGTAATACCAAGTCTCATCCAAGTGTTTGAGTCTGCCAAATCTTGTGTGTATTCTATGTAGTCAGCAGGGTCTTGGGATGCTTCTGTTCCAGTTTGATAATCAGAGAATCCACTTGTTCTATCATAACCACCCTGAGACTTGATTGCTCTTGGAACCATACCTCCAGTGATATACTCTGGATAGGTGAAAGTGTTTGCTATACTTACAGTCGTAGCGGTTACAACACCAACAAATTCAGCATTACCACCTTCTGTAATAGTAGTACCACCACCAATGATGATTTTATCATCCTTACCATCAATGGTTACTGAACTCTCGCCTACTGTGAGAATACCTGTGATTCTTGCATCACCATTGACAACTAAATCCTCTGCAAAGAAACCAGTATCAACACCAACATGAAGTTTGCTTCTGGCTGTAATAATACCTGCTGATATATTACCTTCAATACTAAAAGAATTAGGAACGTCGTTTGTTCTACCTGCACCATATACAAGTATGATGCCATTTGCAGTTGACTTCCTAAGTACAACAGCTATCTTTTGTACAAGATGTGCAGGGTCAGTTGGTCTTACGTTTGTTAAACCACCACCAGGTGCAACAAAAAGTTCATCACCAACATCAAAAGCCTGTGTATTGACTCCTTCTAATTCACCATAAACAATAACTTGCCCGTTAGTGTTATTTGCAATATCAGTACTTACAACACCTTTTGCCGGCATTGTTTCAGGTTCACTTGCTCTTGCTTCTCGAACGTTGAATATATCTAATCCACTATTGTATGAAAGTTCATTTACTGGTGTTCCAATAGTTAATGCATATCCGATGTTATTATTTCTTACATCAAGAACTAGTTTTGAGGCTTCAGAACTCGAAGAAATAGTTTCCCATGCTTGATTTCTTCTAGCATAAGGACCACCTGTTTTAGGTGCATCCTCAATACCACCACCACCAAGTGTAGCAAGTTGTTGTTGGATTCTATTCAGGAATAATCTATAGTGACTAGACAGGTCATCTAGTGTTGCAAAGTTCTGATCAAGTGGTGTAAGTGGATCAGAATTATTGTCTGTAGGAGGAACAACAAGGATGCTTTCTTTCAATCCAGCAATCTTCTTATTCAGTTTGTTCTCAAGAACTTCAACTAAATTTCTTACTTTATCAACAGACTGGTTTACCTTCTTAATATCTTCATCATAATATTTTACTTTTGGAAGATTACTTACTTCCTTCTTCAAAGATTTGAAGTACTCATTGACTTCAATGTAATCCCTATCAGTTTTCTTTACAACACCATCAATGGTTGATTGGAGATTTTCTTTTAGAGAGTTATATTGATTGAGTGTTTCCTCCCTAAGTTTCTTATCTTCATCTTTATGCTGTTTATTGAGTTTCCAGATTTCTAATGATGAATCTCTGAGTTGCTCATAAATCTTATCCTTTACCTCATTAATTTTTTCAGTGAGTTCTCTTTTTGATGTGTCAATACTTTCTTCAGCAGTATCAACTCTACTATCAATCCTTTGAGAATCTACTTTGGATTCAAACTTTGCAACTTCAATTGATTCAACAATATCAGTTACATCTTGTGAAAGTTTGCCTTTAAGTGTGGCAATGGAATCATTTACACTCTCAAAATCTTCATCAATAACAGTAAAGGATTTACTAATCCATCTAAAGTCTGGAATATCTCTTTCCTTTACTTCTTGCAAACCCTCTTTGAGTTCTTGAATATCGGCATCATAATACTTTACTTCAGGAACTGTAGGGATACTTTCCTTCAGTTCTTGAATTTCCTCATCATAATACCTTACCTCTGGAAACTCTGGGATCTCAGGAATATCCTTTCTAAGTTCCTCAATCAAACAAGTAAGTTGATATAACTCTTCATCATATGATTTGATTTCTGGGATATCGGGAATATCTTTCCTAACATCGTTAATCATCCTGATCAACTCAGGAAATGGTGGGATTATATCCTTTACCTCTGCAAATGAATTACCATCAGCATCTTCAATAGTTTGAACTTCCTCTTGGACGTTCCAAGAACCACCAACACCACCGTCCATATTGACGACAATATCGTCTCCTTTGTTCTCTATAAAGTCCTTATAAGAAGGCAGATCAGATTCAACGCTCTCATTCAAAGAAGGGAGGTTGGAACGATCTTCAATAAAATCATTTATGGACGGAAGATCCTCACTCATTTATCAACAATTCCAAGCTCTTAATGACTTATTTATTCTGCTATCAGGATCGTTAGCCGTCTTCTTTGAGGTGAGTTTCTTTTTCATTCCACTCATTCTCGCACAAAAGCTCGCTCTACGAGGGTTCCCAACTTTCTTTGAAGGTCTCTTAAGATCGCTTCCTGGATTTTCTTTTTCGTAGGACTTTCTACCCTTTTCATTTAAACCACCCTTCTCATTTTTACCTGACTTTTTTGTCCATGCAGCACCCTCATCAAATTCTGCATAGACATCAGACTTTCCCACGTTTAAGTATCCGTCCCCCTGATTTACATGTGAATCATCGAAGTGTCTTACCTTACAACCAGGGTAGATCTTACACATTGCATCTTCCACTTCCTGTCTTGAAGGTTTTCTGGTCTCTGGGAAGAAGATCTTCATAGCCATCATCTTACCTCTCCATGAGAAGGTAACCATATAGACACTGCCATTTTGCTCGACTTCTTCTTTTTGAGTTCTACTTGCCTTATTTTGTCTTGATTGCCACTCTGGACCACCAATACCACCAGGAATACTTTTTGGTCTTGTATAAGATGTATGATGTATATCAGACATTTTATCAGACCTGTCTCTTCTTTTTTGGTTTTGCTTTACTGTAGAATCTGGGTCTGGTTTCGCAAGAGACTGCATCTTTTTAATAAGTTTACGTTGTCCCTTTGGATCGTAACTTTCACTTTGCTCAACTTCTTCCTTAAACTTTTTACCAGCCTTCATTCTCTTGACATCGTTCTCAACCTTCTTATGCAACTCACCCATCTTCTTATCAGTTTTCAGTGCCGCATCAAGGACACCTTCATCAACAGTCTTTCTACGACCATAACTATCTGTTTCTTGGTCGTGCTGTTTGGGACGCATATTTCTGTTGTCCCTTTTTGGTTTAGCAACAGATCTCTTAGAACCATCAGGATTGATAAAATCTGAGGGATAGGTTGCCTCATCCATCGCCTCTAATCTTTCACGATCCTCTTTGATCTTCTGAGCCAACTCTCTTTTCTTGGCTGCCTTAGCCAGAAGTCTTTTCTTAGCTGCTTCCTGTTCATCCTTAGGGATAGATGTTACAGCACCTACCTTCTGGTCAACATCACCTACTCCATAACCCTCTTTGACACTACCCTTGGGTACACAGTTGGGAACCATCTTCCCACCCTTCTTCTTCATACCACGTTGTTCGTGGGTCTTCCAACAGGCTTCATCAACGTTCTCTACTTCTTCTTTCTTGACACAGTTGTTATAGGTCTTACCAAACATCTTTTTGGTACCCTTTTTCTCATATCCCTTCCAACACTTCTGACCCTCATCAACTACCTCAACTTCAATACCATTCTTTCTCATA